CAGCGGTCAAATCATCTAATTTGTCTGCACTGTTGGTATTAATCCAATTTAGCAATTTAGCCCTCTCAGAGGGCTTGCAACCAGTCAGCGATATCAACTCATCATCTAGTGCTTTCTGTGCACCCTGAACGGCGTTTACGGCGTTTTGCAGTTCGTTTGGATTGACTGGCACACCGCGCAAATTAATACGCTGTGTCAGTTCCCAAATTTCTTGTTCTCTATCAGACAGCGGACGTAACTGACTGACAATTGACATCTCTGTGCGGACATCCTGTTCACAATACTTATACAACTGGAAAAGTAGTTCTGGGTCGTTATTAAACTCACCATTCTTATTGGGTTTGCATAACTTCTGAATTAACTTGGCGCCAATGGGATCTTTTTTATGGGATGCATCCATAAATATAGATGCATCACCAAGGCTCTGTGGTATGTTATTCGCCGCGGCTATCGCCATACTGTCAATTACTTGCTCCAGTTTTAGTGGTGGCCAGCCGTACTTAGGTACACATACACAGTTCCAAATAGCGTACTCAAACATAGCATTCCACGCCTGTATCTTGCCACCGTTGGCAACGTGCTCCAGTAAAGCACCTGGCTTTACCCTACTAGGTATGTAAAGACCGATAGCCTGTGATGATGTGCCAAACGCAACGCACAGTACCTCGGTTGAAGGGTCGTTGGCATATACATCTAAACCCCTATCGGTTAGGTCGATAACGCTACGTGTTTCAAAGTCTATTGAATAAATCATATTGGATTCCTTTGTACATTAATAGACAGTATAGCATAAAAAAAGGACACCGAAGTGTCCAAAAATTACCACCATGTGAAATAGTTTAAATCTCGCAGACTCCAGCAACACAAGCAAGCATCTGTGCGCCTTCTACGTTATCTGTGATTTCTTTAAATGCTGTCCAGTCAATCGTTGGCACTTTGGCTTTTAATGCCAAGTACTCGTCTTCTGTACACTCTTCATATGGCGCTTGACGGTAAGTGCCACCATCATAAGGAAGATAGCTGACTCCACTGATTTCAGAAAAGTTGTTCCAAGTCCAAGCACCCACATTAGGCCAGTCTTTTTCTTCAACCGAGATAGTGACCGAGGGTTTATGTTCGCACCAAGCGCGCTGATACGTAAGCCACAATTCGAGGTGTGAGATTGGATTAATGTCCTCTCGAGTGAGTCCGTCAGGTGCTCGTTGGGGGAAAGAGAATACAGTCGTTTGTTCGGGTTTGTAAACACATGGTTCATTAGGTACTCCTTGTTGAATTAAGAATTGGGTGAGAGGGTCTTTCGAATCTCCTCTAACTCGGCGCGTGTAATACTTAGAGTGTCGAGGGTGGATTCCAGAAGCACTATCAACGAGTTGACTGACGGTTCCACTGGGCTTAACGCAAGTAATTGCAGCACTTTTAGATATTCCAAGCAACTCTGCAAATTCTTCGTTGGTTCTTCTAGCTTCCTCTCTAAGGCTGGTAAGTAAGTCATTTAGTTGTTCTCCTTGGGTGCAGGTGGTCTTGTTGTCATAAATCCCAGTAAGGGAGACACCCAATAGCCGTTCATCTTCAGTATTTCTCTGCCACACCTTCCGCAGATAGGGGAACTTTGTAAAAGTGGCTTGGATGGTACCAAGGATAGTTGCGAGCCGCACTTTACGCAGCAAAGTTTCTCTTGTGTCGTCATGTCGAATTACTACTTCCGTAAGGTTACAAAATTGATAGGGTCGAAGAATGATTTCTGAGCAGGGGTTAGTCCCGAATTCAAAGTTAGGGTCACGATGTCCGTATTTTTCCACGGCTTTACGCGCAGCCTCACGGTTGAAGATTCCTCGTTCGCCGCTATGTGAATTGTATAAAGATAACCATTCCTCCATAAACTTTCCAACGGTAGGAGTTTCATTATAAACCGCGCTATTGTTGGCGAGTGCACGATGAGGTGCCGTCTCCCACCAAGGTCCTGCCTTTGCATGTCTAATCCTTTCGTCGTCTAGATCTGATAATGATATCATAGCCGAGCGACGAACGCCACCCACAACTACAACTTCACCAATTTTACACATCAAGTCATGGCACTCGAGTGAGTTTAACTTACGACCCTTTGCATTTTTAAACATCGCCACAGCAAACGCAAACAAATCTTCTAATGGTTTCGGCCCTGAAGCTCTTCCACCAAATGTTTTGAGTCTTGTTCCGGCAGGTCTAACTCCAGAAACGTCCCATTTTGGGATTTCCCCTGCATATAAGTGTGCAATGATAAGTCGAAGGGCTTTTGCCCATCCTTCCTTAGAGTCGTGCACTCTGATAGCGTGTTCGCTTGCATAAAGGTTGTCTGGCACCTCGGGCAACTGAGAGATGTATTTGGATTCAACTGAGAATCCGACGCCAGTACCGCAGAGCAAGATGAACATAGCTTCGTCGAATGACTTTGGGTCATCGACTGGTAAATACGAGCAATTATAGATACAGGTGTTATCACGATCGGCTGCCTTTCCAGCGGTCATTACTGCCCTCATCGAAGGCATTACTTCATGGTTACGAATAGCTTGAGTTAATTCATACTTTAATTCTGTATCATTTGTAATCTTTGGTGTTCTTGTAAAAACATAATCGACAAAACGTGTGACTGTTTCATCCCAGGTTTCACGTCTGCCCTTGTCGTCGATAAAACGGGCATATCTGCTTGCTGCAATATATTCTCTATACTGATCCATGGCTTCTCTTTATTGTTATTTGTTGATAAAAAAGGGCTGACCAGTTTCTAGTCAGCCCGCTCACTACGTGAGTACTACTATACTGCGAAATCTGCTGCTGCGGAAGAAACTCCACCCAACTTCTCACCATCTTCTAACTTCTGAAGATTATTTAAACCGCATGCAATGCCTTTAGAACCTGCGGCATTGTATGGGTAAAACGTTACTGATGCACGACCATAGCAACCGCTATAAAACTCACTTGCGTCAAACAATGTTTCACGATTAGCATCTACAATATCTGGCTTTTGTGCTGAGTTAGCATTGATAAAATAATGCCCAGCATATGCTTCATCATCACGTTCAGCATCACCATCACGTAAACCACCTTTTAACATCTTTGGAATAGACCCACCAAAAAATGCAGAGTTGCTTGTCTTACAATCTTCAAATGCTTTTTGAAGTTTAGCAACACCTTCTTTGTCTGACTTTGGAATCAAGATAGACACAGAATACTTTGGTGCACCACCGTCCATACCAGCTTTTGGAACAAACACATTGGTGTATGAGAAACGTACTTTACCAGTTACAACTTTTACTTTGTTTGACTGCATTTTAAAACTCCTTTTAACATTAGAACTGAACTTCAGTTGGGGTCAGTTCGTCTACCCATAAATCTATTATACACACTTTTATGAATCGTGCAATATGCCATGAATTTCTAATGCTCTGTGTACTGCCAATGCGTTAATAAAATCGTTTCGGTATTCGTATTCTTCAAGGGCTTCAGGATCTTCCGCTATGTAATCCAATACTTCATAGACGCTGTTGCGTAAATGTAATACTGAATTTCTTTGCCCGCTTCCTGGTAAACCTTCAAAATCTTTAATGTACGATGTAATTAAATGTTCTGGAACTTCTAATGTTTTTCCTAAATATTCTACGTACATAGGTGCCTTTCTTATGTTTGTAATGTCACCATAACCAATCCCACATTACCTAGGGCGTACCCAAGGAATGAAATTCCCATGCCTACTTGGCCTTTCATAATAAATTGAATTGCAACAAATAAATATATAATTCCGATAAATCCAATCAACCATGCATTCATTGGAAATCCTCTTTGGCTGTTTCCTTCATACGAACAAGTTTTGGTTGACCATCTGGGCGAATAATTAAATCACCTAACCAAGCCGCTACTTTACCTTTAGGACCAATCTTTTCTAAAGTGGGTAATGATTTAAGTTTTGGTTGTTCCCATAACTCTGATTCTGGTAATCCATGTTCAATTAATACCGTTGCAGCAAGTTGACTATCAGCGATTTTACGATGTGTCATCGTAGTTGATAACTTATATCCTTTTGGTATTTTGTTTTCTTCTATGGCTTTGGTAAGGGCGTATTCTTCGACGTCGTTTGCCCAACTTTTGAGGTCTTGGGCTTTGTTGAGGACGTTGCTGATTTCTTCGTCACTGAGGAGCGGGGGGTCTTTGAAGTCTTGTTTGGCGAGCTCAATGTTGAAGTCTGAGCGGGCACGGCACTGGGCTTTGGCTTTACAGAACTGGCACCAGTCACCTGGGAGAAACTCACCCGATCCTGCCCACGCCTTCTTGGCTTTGGGTTTGACGAAATAGTTTGACCAATCGAGGAGTTTTTCAATGGTTGTGCCATCGGTGCTGATGGAGTCGAGGCGGGGTTGGTGGATGGTGTAACTGACTTCTTTAATGTTTGGGTATTCTTCTTTAAATTTGGCATAGGCTCCAAGGGCGTAGAGTCGTAGTTGTGGGTTGTCTTGCGCCACAACTGGGATGCCTCGTCCAAACTTGAGGTCGATGACACGAATGGAGCGCTCAGAAAGTATAACCACATCGGCTGTACCAAAGCCGTCAGGAACCCAATCAGAGAAATCCACACGTTGTTCAAATAACGGCGTATCGCCTTCGCCAATTTGGGAACGAACATAAAGAACGTAATTATCGACGTAATCCTCGAAACTAATCCTCTCCTCTGGCGTATAATTGTTGTATATGTCGTGCGCTTTGACGTCTTCATATTCCTTGTCATATTCCTCTTGTCCTATTTGATTATAATGCAGTTTTAAGCGTATTTCGCTAAGTGTATGAGCCAATGTACCTTCCGCAGAGAAATCAATCCCCTTGGTGCTTCTTTTTGGCTCTGGGAGAGTTGCTTCTAGGCGGGCACTTGGGGAGCATGAAAGCCACCGTTTAGAACTTGAGGCGGATAATAAAGCATGAGCGGTCATGGGATTCTTTCAATTCGGTTTAGATGTATATATACTAATGCAAAAAAAGGGGCTAGTCAAGCCCCTTTTACCGAATAAAAAAAATATTTATTTAAGGGCGGAAAGTAAATCTGCTATCTCTTTGTTAAAATCGACCTTTGTTTCCACTTTGGCGTCCAGTTTAATATCTCTGGTTTCTCTGTAGTCTTGTTGGAATTGACCACGAAGAGCAATTTCAGCTATACGGCTATTGAATCCTCTGTTATTCACATTATCCAAAATCATCTTTTCCCAATAGGCTTGGCTATGGGTTACCGCTGTATCTAATGCATCGGCAAACTCGGGGTGATTCTTTTTCCAAGTTTCTGCTACGGTTCTGTTAATTCCAATATCAGCAAACATCATTTTTTGAGACGCACCTTCCTTGCCGAGTTCAATCATACGATTGCACATTTCGGGTTTAAATACATATTTAACTGTTGTTTTTTTGGTAGCCATTAGCAGTTCCAATTTTTTAGTGACGCCTTTGCTCTTTCAGCAGGGCCTTTTGATTTTTTAACTACACCTTCCATACGAGCACAAAATGAAGCTTTACGCCCCTTATCCGACTCTGTTTTTGGATGTGGTGCTGGTGCTTTTAAATTGCTACCGTTTTTGGCATTATACTCAGCACGACCCTTGGCAGTCATACCAGCACCTTGTTCGGTTTTGTTGTATGTTTTGCCGGCACCAGTGGTTCTTTTAGGAATTGGTTTGTCGTGTTTAGTAGCCATTATTTTCTCTTTGGTGGTTTAGCAGTTTTAGCAGACTCAATAAAGTCTTGTTTTGACGGAGCACCCTTAGTGCCTACTTTACGCATCTTTTCACCAGATCCGTTTGCTATTCGTTCTCTCTTTGCTGCGATGTTTGCGTATAATCCTGGCTTTGCCATAATTTCTCCTGGAATTGGGTGGGTTTCAAAGCGTCTCCCGACGAGTTCTACTCCCTATATTTACTAATGCAAAAAATCAAAGAAAACCGCCCTTAATCGGGCATAATAATGGTTTTCTTTTTAGGTGAGGGCGGCACTTTACTAGCCAACATTTCTTTTAAAATGTCTTTGGTCATTTGTTGAGCTTGAAGTCTTGCATTCATTTCTCGCTCTTCACTAATCTCAGCAGTCTTTTTTTCAACCGCTTTAATAATGTCGTTACTAATTCCCTTGCTCTTCAGCAGTTGTTTCAGATTCATCTTTGTTTATTTCCTTTACTTGAGGTTCAATCTGTAAATGAATGTCAGTAATAAAATTAGCCCACTGCATTACAGGTGTTGTAAACGGTTGATTCATATTATTAATTAATGTATTAATGTCTTTTAATGTGTATTTTAGGGTTACAACAAAGTTTTCTAATGGATCACTCATCTTTCTTTTTACCTTTCTTTGGTTTAATTTCCACTTCATTTTCTACGTCTGGTCTTAACTTTTTAAAAAACTCTTCGTCCCATTTACTAAAATGGCCAGCTTTAATCATTACCTCGAACCCGTCCCATAAGCGCTCGCATTGTAGTTCGTGAACGCGCATAATGCCGTCAAGATAGTTTGCCACCTCATCTTCGTCCATTAACTTTGGCCTGTCTATGTATTGACGAATAAATTCTTTCATCAACTCAGCGGTGTTCCACATCTTAATGATGTCTTGCTCTAAATCAAATCGATCATACTGACTAAATAGTTTCATTTCTTTTTCCTTTTTTCTTTTGCTTCTTTAACTTTTCCAGCGAAATCATAGAAAAACCATGTACCTAAAACTTCAATGGCCCCAACTACATTTTGATAAATCTCTTTATCATCGTTGTGTAGTTTTTCAGGACTTTTTAAATCCTTAGATAGGTTAAGGTAAGTATTCATTAGAACATCCCTTACTATCTCATCGGCAACGTCATCATCAATTTCTATTATCATTTTCCACACTCCCCAAATTTACTGCGTTTATTAATTTCTCGGTTAACATACCAACTTGCTTTTTGTAAATCTTCTACTGCATTGTTTTTTAAATCTGCTCGCCAAATATACTTAATAGCGTTACCAAGATTAAACCCCATATGCTCAGTAATTTGTATACACTCAACACCACTTGGGTGCTCTATATAGTGTTTTGGACGATTGACTGTATCGTTTTTCATTTAAACCTATCCTTTCTCATTTCGTCAACCACAATAGCTGTTTCTTCCATTGTTTCGCACAAAAATATCTTTCTGACAGATTCGAATTGTGTTGTATCTATCTCATCTACATCCACTAAAATCTGTAACTGCCAAGGTGCAGCTTTTCCATGTTCAACAACAAATATCATAATTTAAGTTCCTTTTTAATAAACTCTATGCCGACATCAAAATGATAACGCCAATATTTTTCACTGACATGTATATCATTATACGACAAACCTTGTAAAAATGCATCTAATATTTGCTTAGATTTTTTTGGCATTCGAGTGTTAATTAATCGTTTAATATCCGCTATATCTTCGGCGTCCCATAAAAGAAATCCAGGATTTTCAATGATACTAGAAGAAATACCTTCTATTTCATCTTGTTCAATTGGATCTGGATCTTCGTCTGATAATCTTGGTGCTACTGCTTGTATTTTTGATGTCATAGTTTTAGTGATTCCAATAACGCGTCTTGTAAATTAATCTTACCTTCTAATACTTCTACTACTTTTTGGTCAATGCTGTTGTTTACAATCAAATGGTGTATGACAACAGGTTTTTTTTGCCCTTGGCGGTATACCCGTGCATTCGCTTGGATGTAGTTCTCGCTTGACCAAGGTAAATCGAACCATACCGTCTGTGCGATTTCTCCCACGTTGCACTGTAAATTGATCCCGATTCCCCCGCTTTGGGGATGGGCGAGGAGCATAC